AGAAAAACCCTAGGGACAAGTTTTGATACCCCTCCATCTCCAGCGATTTCATCGAAAGTAAAGGCTTTGAATGAGTAAACACCACCCACGCCACTTGTGACTCCTTCTTCTTGTTGTTGAAATGGGAGGGTATCGACCTCTCCCTCGGTCAACTCAGCAGTAGTGATAAGACCTTCGCTGTCTGTGCGAATTAGGACATACCAAGTCTGTCCGCCCATTACTTGAAACTCTGTTTTGGCATCAGCCTTTAAGACTTCCTTCCTTTGCCCCGTCATCACGTCGATCACTGCCCCGTAGTAGACCTTAGCGAACCACTTACTTGAAGCGGCGCTCTTAGTGTCCAGTTTCTTCCTCTTCTGGTAAAGGTGAGGGAAGAAAGGGTGGCTAGAAGGCTCGACCACGGGGAGGTAGGGGCAGGTATAGTAGTCAGCCTCAATGATCGAGGGGGCCTTTCCGGTGTCAAGGGAGTCCTTGACCGTCCAGCTAGCAATGTTCCAGATGATTTTATCCCCGATGACTTCACTAGCCGTGGGTGGCTCCTCGGACCCGTCGATCACAAGAATCTCAGGGGTATTCCCCTCGATGACGATCCAAGCCGACCAAGGGCCATCAGTAAGGCGCAATGAATCCTTCTCGGGGTCAAAGTCATCCAAGAATTTTTCATTAAACTTAGGGGACGCTGGGATTACAGATTTCCCGTCTCCAGACGGAATTGCAATATGCATATTATCAAAATAGACGTGCATCCTATTCTCGTCATCAATTCTGAACTTGGGCTTTAGGCAGTTATTAGAGCCACCCCCCTCCGTCCCGCCGCCTCTTCTTGAAAGGACAGTGTGCCGGTATCCATCAAGATCGGTAATCTTATTCTCCTCAAACATGTTGAGATACTCAAGGAGGCTCTTGGTTTTATCTGAACTCTCATTAGTGACGTTAGCATTCTGCCTAAAGAGGTCCGCTGAGTCTAGATCGTCATTTTGCAACCCCGGAGGTTGAGGATGAAGGGAGGGGTGTATGAATTTTGAGGTTGGCAGGGCAGGTCCTTTGCTCATGATTGCAACTTTATACTTGCAATCTAGCAATGGAAGTTCAAAAGTCGCTTCATGATTGAGGCTGAAGCCCAAGCAGAACAAACATTGACGGCAGTTGAGGAGGCTAGCGCCCCTACTACTGAGAGCATTCAAGAAAATAACACTACACCTTTGGCCGAAGTTGATTTAGCCCAAGGAGGTTCGGGCGAAGTGGTTGAGACACAATCTCAGCCGCCAGCACCAACCCTTGAGAGTAGAATTTCAAACGCGAGCGACGTCTCTGAGTATGAAGCCCTTATGGCTGAAGCTCAGAGTAACCCGCAAATGTTTGAAGAACCACCCGCAGAAGAATCATCAGAGGAGGCGCAAGCCCCTGTTATTGAAGATGTTGCGGAGGGATCACCAGAAGTTACCACCACTGAGGAAGGCGAAGCCCCTCCAGAGGTTGTTGAAGGTGAAGATACTAGCAATGGGGAAGAGCAAGCTAAGGAAGGCGATAAACCTCCTCAGTTTAGATTCCGCCCGAGTGATAAAGTTGATGCTGAAGCATTTCGTATCTATAAAGCCGCTGAAATCGCGCAAGCCCCAGTATCCATGTCGGATGCTATTGGGATTGCTAGGACTAAGTTAGGGGTTCAGGAACAACCAGCACAGAATCAGGACCAGACTGCTCAGGCAGAAGGTGATGACTCTGTATCGGAAGATCCAATTGCATCCGTAACCTCCGAAGAGACCAAGGCGGAAATTCGCAATCTACGCAAAGAGCAGTCGCAAGCCCTCAGAGATGGGGATCTTGATGCTGCTGCTGATTTTGCTGATCAACTCGTTGAGACTGAGGACCTTTTGGAACTTGTCTCTGTAAGAGAAAGTCAGGAAATAGAGCAAAACACCAAAAAACAGGACCAAGAATTCAATTCCTCAGTTTCTAAAGCTGGAGAACTATTTCCCGACTTCAATGAAGAAGGCGGCGCGTTCTATGAAAGGTGTCAAGAGATTGACGAAGCCCTTAAAGATACTGGAGACCCTCGATATTTCGAAGCTGGAAAGCCCCTCATGATTGCCCAAATGGCAGCAAGAGAGCTGAACGTAGCTCCAAATAGCGGGAATCGGACTCCTGTTCCAGCAACTAAAGCTCCACAAGTAGCAGTTGCTAACGAAACGCCTCAGCAACAAGCCGCTTCGCCCCAGCCTCCTAGGACTGAGAAACCCGGCCAATTACCAGCCGCTTCCGGTGCATCACGCACTGGTAGCAATCCATCTGGATCAGCGGTAACACTGGCTCAACAAGTTGACAGCGTCTCTAGCCCTGATGATTTTGAGAAACTCGCAAGCGCAGTTCATCAAAACATAAGAGTAAGATAGGGCGATATTGAAGATTTGTTTTCCAGTGTAGCAATCGTTGGTTCGGGTAAACCCAACCAAACTATTAACTACACAAGAAAATGGATTATACTACATCAAATGTAACAGGACAGGGAATCGGAAACGCGCTTTCCGATAGCCCTGATAACGCTTACGGTGCTGCTGGAGCAGTCCGAGAACTATGGAACAAAGGAGTCGAGGTCTATGAACAGACCACTGACTTTTTTGCCTCCATGGAAGGAGGGTCTGACGCCATCATCGAAACTATTAACGATACTTCAAAAGGTCGAGGTCAGAAGATCACGTTCACCCAAATGGCAGGACTCTACAACGAGCCTAAGCATGGGGACGAACTTTTCGCTGACGGGGATGCTTTTGAGAGCATCAAACTCCACTCCTACGAGTTGGCAGTTGACTTCCTCCGCCACGGTGTTCGTTACACCGAACGCGCCGAGGAATTCATGGGAATGCGCGGCGAAATCGCTGTCGGTATTCCTCGCGAGCTTGGCAAATGGATGGGACGCCAGAAGAGCGAGAAGCTTTTCATGATGTTCCTTCATAAAGGAGAGAGTGAGAACCAGATCTTCTCTGGAAACAAAGCCACCAGCGACGACCTCGTCTCCGCTGACTCCCTTGATTGGGATACCATCGTTGCCGCCCAAACTCAACTGTCTCGCCTTAACGGCCAGCCAGCCAAGGTTGGAACCGACTCTAGTGGTAACGCTATCAACCGTTATTGCACCGTAGCAACCACTGACGCCCTCTTCTCCTTGGAGCAGGATGGTGACTTTAAGGACGCTCAGGAGCAAGCTGGTCCTGATGCTTACAACAACGTTCTCTTCTCAGGAGGTTACACCGACGTTCGTGGAAATATCATCAAGAAGTATAACCCTATCGATCACGATGGATTTGGTGCTATTGGTTCTCCGCTCAACCCGAAAGCTGAGCTTGGCGGAGCTACCGTAGATGGCTTTGCCAATGTGACTGGCGTTGCAGGAAGCAGTGTTAACACCATTTACGCTGGCGGGAGTGCTGCTGCTGCGCTTGTGCTATCTGACTACTTCAAATACTTCCCGCTTCATCTGTTTAAGTTCCTCGCAACTGAGAGCTTAACCGCCGCTGGTAGTCTTTACGGATCTGGTAACTTTACTGTTGCTGTTGTTAACCATGCTAACGCCGCTACTGACCCCGGAAAGATTGGTTACTACCAATGCGAAGCCAATAATGGGAACAAGCTAACGGTTGTTAACGGTAACGCAGGACGACTTAACGGAACGACTGACACATGGTTTACCGGTCTCACGTGGACCCCAGCGACACTACACAGCACCACTCACGCTGCTGGAACTTCCACGGTCTACCTTGTGAATAAGAAGGGTGTCCCACTGGGTCACACTTTGTTCCTTGGAAAAGCTTCCGCTCGTCGTGGTTACGGTAAGTATCGTAACGACCGGACAGAAGATTCGCACGAAGGCGGATTCGTTAAGGACATCTTTGTGACTTCGGTCTTCGGACAGGAGCCTTGCCAAGATGCAGCCGGACGGAAACCGGGATATCTCGCGATCACCCATGCGGTGCAATACGCAGGAGTTCCGTTCCCAACTGTTCTGACCTAACGGTTAATTAGCAACGCTTAAAATAAAATGGCTGGGGTCTTGCAACCTCAGCCATTTTTTTGCTAGATTGCAACTATGCGAATTGCAGCGGTTATTGAGTATCCAGATAGAGGCGCTTTTGCCCCAGTTAAATACGGAACTAGACACGGCGACTTCCTTAAAACAAGTGTTGAAGGCGTAGCTAAAGAAATATGGATTCTTGAAGCTCGCGTTTATGATCTTGCTAACTCTGTTGATGTCTTTGATTTCAATAAGGATTGCGTGGACGTCATCTCCCATTGCCAAAGGCGTAAGATGCGCGTAACCGCAAGGGTAATTACTGAACCCAAGCCAAAGCTTGAAAAGCCTTACGAAAAGAAGGCTCCTAAGAAGGAGGCAGTAATGTCTCTACCTAAACCAATCACGCCTCCCTCAGGAGGGTAAGAAATGACTCTTAAAGAACTAAGGGATAATATTAGCAGGGTTCTCTGGCTTGAAAGCCCGGTTTCCGTCCCCAGTTATATCTGGGAGGATGTCACGACGGCAATTAACTCTAGCCTCCAGCTTCTCTACCAATCCCCGGATGACTACTTCAGAAAAGAAGAGGTCCAATTTACCTTCTCAGCCGGAACGTCAGAGCTAAGTGTAGGGGCGGCTTATCAGGAGGTTGTGGGGCCAATCTGGATCCCATCAGAAGGAAACAGGGAACTTCATCAGATCTCTGATCGTTCAGAGTTCAACCAGTTCTTTTACCGATTCTACGGGAAGTCAGAAAGCGATGCTGTCAGTGATGGAGTCCCTTCCCCTCTTTGCTATTTCGTCAAAACCCGCTCTGGCTCAGAGAGTTCTGGAACCGACTCATCGATTACTGCTATCATGGTTTCTCCAGCTCCGACTACGGACGTTGCCGTCAAGGTGATCCTTTCAAAGAAACCGCCCAAGTATTCCACCTCCGATATTGAAAATCTCAATGGGACGGAAGAAATAGCGATACCCGGAGGGATGACTGAAACCATCCTTCTCCCTTTAGCAAGGTGGTATGCTATGAGGTCCCACTTCTTCTTCGAAAAAGACAAGATCCCGATGTTTGAATCTGACGCGCAAAGAGCGATGACGTCCATCAATGCGACCGACCCTAGCATGGGGTCATCTTCCAGCTTGATGAAACAAATCAAGAAGATGGATAAGAATAACCAATCACAAGAATCCTAGTAATGACCGTCTTCCAACTAGCTCAAAGAATTGCAAGATGGACTAAGTATGGTTCCTTGTCTCAGATGACTGTGGATGATCGACTCATCCTTCTGGATTGCATTAACGCTGCCGTGTTTAACTGGTTTGCAGCCGCTCCCGAGAACATGAGGACGACTACGGTGAGTCACCTAGTCAAAGCTCCTGAGAC